CTTCTTTGAAGATTGGTCAACCTGTTTTGCGCCTTTTCGAAATCCTCTTGCGTCCAGTGCCGTGAAGATTGTTGGCATTTCTTTTTCCTTTTTCTGACTCTTTCGCGTCTACTTTTTCACGCGCCCAAAAGAGCCATTCAGAATCTAAAGCTGCAATGAAATCATACCATTCAGAAACAGCTTCTTGATCGCCAAACAATCGCAAGTTGAGAAACGCAATCACGTCAGCAGGACGCAAGGCAGAAACCGCCATTCCATTTGAATCCCTTGATGAATGAAGACTGTTGAACGCTTCCCAAACTGGAAACAGTTCAGGGTAAAGCTCAGGCTCTTCAGTCAGGAATTTCGGTTTCTTTCTGTGCGCTCTGTGACGATCATTCACAAACCTTGTTGATCTTTGAACTTTCTCAGCAATTGCCGCATATCTCAACTGCCAGCACAGAACGCTTCTCAGTTTTTTGCTTGGTCTTCTTTCACTTCCAAACGATAGGCTTCATCGTCCTGTGATTCATCACGCACGAATTCATAGAATTCACGCAATGAAGGATCATTGAAAAGCTGCAAAGCTTTCTCAGGTGAATAGACGATTTCTTCACCGTTTTCATCATTCAAGTTGCGCCAACCAAGAAGGACGCAATTTGCCATTGCCTCTTTCACCATTGGCTCAAGCATTGTTGTGTCAATGTTCTTGCCGCGCATGATCTTTTTCGCATCAGAACGCTTCAGCGTTCCAAGACGTTTTTCATATGCAGGGTTCCCCATACGAGCAATCAGAAGTTCAATGAAAGTTTCAATGACAGTTTCATTGCCTTCACCGTCTGAAACTCGATTGACTTCAGGTTCACCGAATTGAACCCAACGACCATTTTTTTCAAGACCAACATCAGTCTTGCATTGATTTAGACTTGGCATTTTTCGTGACTTCCAATCTAAAGAGAAAAAAGAAACGCTGAAGACCGATCTTGCAACCAGTCTTCAGCAGGTTAAACCGCAACGCTTAAGCGTAACGAGAAACTTGAATTGTCCGTGAGTCTGCATCACTGATTTTTGCTTCAAAATCAAGCTCAACAAGGACATCTTCATTTTGGCCTGAAGCAACGACTGTTCCGCTTGTGTATTTGATCGCGGGAAGCTCAATGACGTAAGCCTTGCCAGTTGCGTCTTCAAGGATGAACGTCAAAGCTGTTTCAGTGAAGTTCAGATATTTTTCAATCAAGACTTCATCTTCAAGCCAAGTCTTCAGTGAACCTGTGATATTCAGCGTACCCTTGCCGACATCAACAGCACCGAGTGTGCCGACTGCTTGACGCGCTCGCATGTTGTTTGCAATTGCGAATGAAGCTCCTGTGATCGTCAAAGACGCATCAGGCGCGCCTTCCATGACACCAAAAACGTCATCAACTGAATTCATGACAGCGTTTGCAGCGTTGTCAACAAACGTTCCAGCAGCAGAAGCAGTCCTTGTCATTGACTTTCCAATGAACGAGAAACCACCTTTCAGGATTGAACCTGTTTCAATCTCAAGGTTGAAACCGTCAACAACCATTCCAAGCAATTGCATGAATTGGTTTGTCAAATCAGTCCATTCTTTTTCAATCGTGAATGACCTGAATTCAGTCCCGTTTTGAATGTAGGCACCTTGACGAATCGTCACTGAAGCAGGAGCGGATTCTGTGACAAGCGTTGCATCAACAATCATCTTCGTTCCAGTGACACCAGCAGCAACCTTGAAATAACCATTGTTGGCTGGATCAGTGAAACCTGCAATGTGAACCCAAGCACCAACTGTTGGGTTTGTGTCCCATGCAGTTGTGTGATTGAAAGAGTCATCAGCAGATGAAGCTGAAGTGTTTGCGTCAGCAGTGATCACTGCAACTTCAGCAATCCAATCAGCAGACAAAAGACCTGCTTCAAGCAAGTCATCATGAGCACCATAGGACATTTCAACCGAAACATCACCGCTTGCAGAGATGCCAGTTCTGACAATGTCAGCAATTTGGCGATCATTGCGGATTTCTTCCGATTGTGACGTTTCGGTTTCTTGACCTAACGATTCGCCAGTGAAACGAAACCTTGTGTAGTTGCCTGTTTCGGCAACACCGTAACTTGTTGTCTCTTCTGCATAGGCCAAGTCAGCAGATGAACTGTCAGCTTTAGTCATTTTTTTTCCTCTTCAACTACTGACTGTCAAACTCAAAAGGAAGTGAAACGTTCACTTGCCACCAACCGTTAGAAACACCGACTGTTGTGATCTGTGGGTTTCTTATTTTTATATTACCTGAATCAATGCGACCACCTTCATAATTTGATCGGATTGATTCAGCAATTCCGTCAATCACTGCTTCACCAGTGTTCAAAGCAGTGAAAATCATCACCGTTGCAATGCCCAATGTTCGATATTGTGGAGTTGAACCAAGAGCAGCGTTTGAACGATCACCAAAGTTGAAGCGAACAGCAGCCCAACATTCAACAGGTGTTCCTGCAAAGTCCCCGAGATCAACAGAGTCAAAAGGTGCATTAGGCCAATCAACAGGTGAATGCAAAGCATCAATAGAATCAAGGAAGTCCCCGAAAGACTCCTGCATCTTATCCTTTGCCTGATCTGTCGTGATTGTCATCTGACCTTGATATTCCTTAGTTCAAAATTTGCTCTGTGAATTGCTGCTTGCGTTGCAATTGCAAGCATCCCTTCAGGTGCTTGAACGTGGAAACCGCCTTTCACAAGCACTGTCCCTGTCTTTCCAGGGATCTTTTTACCACTTGGGAAACGAACATCAGACGGACCAGGATCAGCAGGACGAAACAGCCCGTTTTCAAGGACTTCAATATATTCAACAGCGTTTGAAATGAAGATGATTTGATAAGGTGGAGCAAGAGCAGCTTTTGAAGATCCGCTTGCAATTGTAGGACCGCCATTCTTGTCTTTCCGCTTATTGGGAGTCGGCAAACTTCCAATTGAAACTTGCCAACCACCTCTTGCTCTTCCTGTATCAACAGGAGTTTTTTCAACAGCAATCTTCAAGACGTTCAAAACAATCTGTGCAGTTGCTCTTGCGACGACTTCAGGAATTTGCTTCTTGGCAAATTTCCTCATTTCACGATTGAATTTTCGGACGCCTTTGAAGTCAGTCATGATTCACCGCCTTAGCTGCACAACATATGCAGCAACGTCATCACCTGACTCAACTTTTTCAACACCAACAATCCTGAATCCAATATCACCTTTCAGAAACTGACTACCGTTCAGCAAGTCTTCTGTGATCCCTGTTGGAAGCGTTGCAGACATGACAGCTTGAGCATCACCGCTCTTGACGTTGTCACCGTCAATGTCCCGTGGACTGTATTCAAACAAAGGTGAAGCCTTGACATCACCGCTGATTTCAACGCTCACATTTCGCCTTGTCACGCGATCATAGTCAGTGCCTTTTGCTCTTGCCTTGATCGTCACTGTTGAACCGAATTCAGCAAGCAGGTTGACGACTTCGCCAGGAATTGTGAGATCAAGAGCAGTCATCTTCTTTCGACCTCCTCATAGCCTTTGGGCGAAAGCAAGTCCTTCAGCATCATGTCAATGATCCTGAATTTCTTGATTTGTGATTTGCCGCCGACGTAGGTTTTTTCTGACACGATAGCACCGCGACCAAGACCAACCTTTTCAGATTTGATCGTTCCAGGTGCATCAATGTCAGGAATCAGACCGCCTGTTTCTGTGATGTCACGCAAGGCAAGTTCAGCAATTGCGTCTTCAAGATCAGCAGGGACGTGATCGTCACCGACAGTGAAACCGTCAAAGTCAGTGACCTTCCATCGCGGCCAAGCAAGTGCTTGTGTTTCAAGCTGCTTGATCCCTTTCCAGCGTCTTTTGTAAACCGTGTCAACATATTGCGTTGCCATTCGCAACGCCTTTTCTTTGACTGCTGTTGTGGCACCAGACCAATCAGACGAATCACTGTGATTTGTATGGTACGTGTCAGCAGCAGCAACCGACAAATAAGAGTCAGCAGCAGCCAAACCTGTTCCGTCTTCAACAGTGATCGTCATTTGATCAGAAACCTTTCAGTCAATTGGCAGTCAATTGGTAGTCAATTGGTAGTCAATCAGACCGCTTCAAACGCTCTGCACGAATGAAGGCAATCAGATCAGCCTTCTTGCCTTCTGGAAGATCCATATCTTCATCGTCAGCAAGAATGTGAAGATCAGAAACCTTCATTTTCTCAAGACCGTCATCAACAGACTCTTCAGGACCGCCAGAATTGCCACCTGAAGCGTTGCCGCCTTCAGTGCTGTCATTTGTCGCTTCAGGTGCCAGCGTGCAACCAGCAGCCAAATAGGAGTCAAGCTTGTCCCTTGAAACCAACATCTTGCCGCCACCAGTGTTGATTATTCCGACAACGTTTTCTTGTGATACTTTCGGCATATTTTTCGTGACCTTAAAAGTAGAAAGAGGAAAGGATGAAACCAGAAACCCAATTGCAGACGAATCAATTCAATTAGGCAAAACTGAAAACGTCCGCAACTGGAAAGGTTTCATCCTTTCCAGTCACGAAAACGTGTTTCAATTAGCCGAGGATACGACAAGCGAATTCAGGACGAATCAGCTTTGAGCCCCAAAGAATATCAAATTCCCAAGCAACCTGTTTGTGCTGGCGTGAGACTTCCAGGCGCAAGACAAGTCCAGTCTTGGGATCTTGCATCGACATGATTTGCGAACCAAGAGCCATGCCGACAGTTGACGTGATCAAAGGACGGGTTGCAAACGCAATTGCGTCACGCTGGAACGCCATATTCACAACGTGATCATCTTCAAGTGTGACAACAGTGTTGTCAGCAACGCCACCTGCAGGAATTGGTGGATCGAATGTCACACCAGTCATGTCAGGATCAACAGCAGTGAATGTTGAAGTGACGACGAAATGAGGTGTTCCAGACTTGCCGTTGTTGGTCAAACCAGCGAACGAAATCAAGTCACCTTCAACAAGTGTTCCTGTCAATGACGTTGCATCATCAAGAGCAAGTGTTGTTGCACCTGCAGACAAAGCACCGTTCAGCGTTGCCTTGCCAGCACCACCGCTTGCTGTTCCGCTCATACTGCCAGCAGTATGCGTCAAAACGTGATCTTCATAGAAGAAATCGAAACCGTACTTGCGGCCAATCTCACCTTCAATCTTCACATTCTTGTCACCTGTTTTCTCAAGATCAGAGAAGACAGACAGAGCCAAAGCATTAGCTTCTGCATCTGTGTCAAGGATCAACCGACGTTGACCACGAGGACAAAGCATCTTGTTCAACGCGCCTTTTGCGTCGATTGCGCCAGCAGCAGTTGTTGCAAATGGAGTTGTGCCAGCAGTACCGACAGCAGCGTAAACGCCTTTGTAATTGCCCATGATGTCCAGATTGACATCATTAGCAAGTCCCTTGATCGCTTCACTGACCTGCAAAGGCAGATAATGAGCATCCTTGTCAACTTGCACCAATTCATCGTCTTGCAGATGAATAGGGTCATTCTGTTGCCAGTTGTCAAGCGTGATCTGCACCAATTCAGGGTCATGATCAACGCTTGATGGTGGAACGTTTGAAGGTGCAACTGCTCTTGTGGCAACTGCAACCGAGCGGGGAACGTCAATAGTTGAACCTTTCTTCTTTGCTTCAGAAGAATAGTCACCATTAACAAGACGCGGCATGATCACCACTTCGCGAAGAGCAGACAAACCACGCGCCAAAATTTTGGGCATGATGTTGGTTAAGTCATTAGCCATTTTTCAGGACTCCTTATCAAAAATCTGTCAACCACTTTTGGCAAACGTTTTCTGACTCAGCATCCCGCATTTGTCTAACGTATTGTGTGCAAAGCATCCCGCCTTGCCTTCAGCCTTCTTTTCTATCTAATCAACTACAATCACGTCACCCGACGCGATTGCCTCAAAGTTTGCGTTGATAGCCTCTTGATCAGAACGCGAAATCCGTGTTTTGGGACCGCTCTGATTGCTGTTGCTATCGTTGTCATCAGAAAGTGAACCTGTTCCCTTGTTTCCGCTTCCCGCGAAAGCCCGACTGAAATCATCAGTTGTCTTCATTGAAGCAACCAGTTCTGAAATACCCATTGCATCCTGTGAACCTGATTTCTCAGTGATACGAGGAACACCGCTTTCATTGACAACCTGTGCAACGAAATCACCGTCATCATTCCGAACCATTTTCATCGACGACCGAACATGAGGCAAAAGAAGCTTCACATTCCCACCATGTTCATTGATCGCTGCAACGGCTTTCGATTCAATCAAATGCTTTTCAAGTTGTGATTCAAACATCCCATTTTTATCACGCTCTGCATTCAATTCTTTTTCATGCTTGGCAACGATCTGTGCTTCCCGCTCAGAAAGTGCTTGCTTGAACTTTTCTGTTTCCGAAACATTGCCTTCAAGCTGTTTCGCCTTCTTGACCAACGCTTTGACTTCAGCAGGTGACATGTCACCGAACGAATCAGCAAGCTTCTTTGCATTGCGGAAGTTTTCACGCTCTGATTCAAGAGCAGACCGCAAGCCTGAAACGTTCTCAAGTTTCAGACCACCAGCTTCAGAAACGTCAAGCAGGTAAGAACCGTCCGCTTGCTTTTTGTATTCTGCCTGAAAATCTTCAGACAGTGCTTCAAACGCTTCAGCGTCAACAATTGCTTTCAATGCCATTTGTTCAAGTTCTCTTTCAGGTTTTCGTGACCTTTTTCTTTGCCTTTTCAGGCTTCATACAATCAGATAAGCAAAAAAGCAAGCAAAAGTCAAGAAATCAATTGACAGCATCTTTCGGCGCAATCTGTTTAGGTCTGTTCTTTGGAACCTCAAGCTTGCCGCCCCATTGAGCAGACAGAATCTGCATTGTTGAAAGATCAGGATCAGGATCAGAACCAGGAACAGAGAAACCATTGCCTTCAATTGCTTCATAAATCACTTCAGCATTTGCTGCAAGTGAACCGTCAACGTTGTCTGAAAAAACACCGTTTCTGATTCTCAATTCGCCTTCTTTGAACACAAGTTTCATTTCTAATTCCCTCGCAAAATGTTCACAATGAAATCAAAGTATTCAGGATCAACACGAGCAAATTCATAGGGATTTGAATAAAGAAATTCTGCACCCATCGAAAGAATCTCTGTTGCAGCTTCACCATAATCTTTTCCAGCGTAAGCACTGAAAAAGTCATCTTCCCAAGCACGTTCATCAGCACTGTAATTTTTATTCGGGAAGATATCACCAAGCTTTCGTGGCTCTCTTAACTCTGATCGTCTGTATTCTGTTCCTGATCTGTTCCAACGCAATTCCTCTTCAACGTTCTTCACACCCTGTCTTGCACGCAATCTCTCAGTGCTTTGAGGACCTGTCATCTTGGCTTCACCACCAGCGGCTTCAATTTCCTTGTCAATCTTTTTCAGCCTTGCTTTGTGCTTCTTTAGCTGCTTGTCAAGATCAGCTTTTTCTTTGAGCAAGAAAATCATGTCATCGTCAACAGCTTCAAGCTTCTTTGCACTCCTCAAGGCACGCTTCTTGAGAAAATCACGCGCCTTTTCTGTCAATGATTTGAATTCAACGTTGTGGGTGAATTCATGCACAATCGTCCTTGTTGCAGACTTGTTGCTGATATGAATTGAACCGACTTTTGCATAGGCTCTACTTGCAGGGTTCCCATTATCATCAAGTGATCGACCAACGCGAATCAAGAAATCCTCATCAATCAGCTTCTTTGAAATCACTGAAGAAAGAAAATCTTCTGCTTCATTCAATCTTGCAGGGATTTCAAGCTTGTCACCAAACCAAGCTTCACTTTGCCGCATTTCACCGATTGCATCATTCCGCATTGTCCGCTTGAATTTGTTTGTTGAAGCAAATTCCATCTTCACTTTTGCTTTGTTCTTCACCCCCAAAGCTTCCATTGCAGCTTTGCGCTGCCCTGAAGTTATTTGAACGTCAAAGCCTGTTGGTAAGTCATCAATGAAGCCTTTGCTGAATGAAGCCTTCAACTGCTTCACTTTTTTCACTGCATCCTTATACATTGAAACATGAGTCATGTTGATTTTCTCAAGCTTTGCAATACGAAAT